TAAGAGCCTTGGAAAACTTTATGAAGATACAAAGCATGTATCCTAAAGAAAAGAAAACAGACCAGTTATTACTTGGACAAGCATTTACTGGATTTAGTAAAGACGAAATATTAGAAATGAGTAAGGTGAAGTTAATTGAAAGCGGAGAAAAAGAAGATTAATATAATCCCTGGTCCGTCTACCATGGCGGAAAGAGATGAAATATTAGCTAAAGCATATAAAGATTTAATATTCTTTGGCCGTGTATTCCTACCACAAGACTTTCTACATAAAAGTGAAAGCCCTCAATTTCACTATGACCTATCTAAAAAACTAATTACTCATAAACCTGGAGCTCGTATTTGTAATATTGTTCCCCGTGGTATGGGTAAGAGTATCTTATCTAAAGCAGCTATTATGCATAAGTTTTTATTTGCAGAGACTGATAAGCAAAATTTTGTGGCCTGGGTATCAGAAGAGCAGGGACAATCTGTTGACCATCTTAAATATATTAGACATCACTTTGAAGAAAATGATATTATTCGTTACTACTTTGGTAATATGGATGGTGGTAGCGTAGGGAAAAGATGGACAGAGAAAGATATTGTTACTCCTAAAGGAGATAGAATTATTGCAAAAGGTTCATCTCAAAGGTTGAGAGGTAGAGCAGAAGTAGGAGTAAGATACACTGGAATCATTCTTGATGACTTTGAATCAGAGTTAAATACTAAAACACCAGAGAGAAGAGCAGAGTTAAAGAAGTGGATTGTATCTACTGTATATCCATCACTAGAAGAAACTCCAGGAAATGAAGGTTGGATTTGGTTAACTGGGACTATTGTTCACTATGATTCATTCTTACAAAATATTTATGATGGAGTTAGAGAAGCAGAAAAAGATAATCGTAAATATCCTTGGGATGTAACATTTCATAGAGCTATTGAAGATGGCAAACCTTTATGGCCAGAACAATTCTCTTTAACTAAGTTAGAAAATAAAAGAAAAGAATTTATTGAAGCGGGCTTAGTTAATAAGTTTGCACAAGAATATATGAATGATGCTCGTGATTCTTCGTCTGCTGCATTTAAGGTAGATAGGATTCAATACTATAATCATAAATTTGAAGTGCATAATAACTATGGATACTTATCAAACAATGAAGAAGCAATTCCTATTAATGTTTATATAGGAGTTGACCTTGCTGCTACAGCTACAAAATCATCTGACTATCAAGTTATATTAGTTATGGGGATAGATGCAAACAAGAATAGATATATATTAGATTACTTCAGAGAAAAGATACCTGCTTTTGACATGGCAGAAAAAATTGTGGGCATGGCTAAGGAATATGCACCAGTAAGAAGAGTTACTATTGAAACGGTAGCGGCACAAGAAATGGTTAGAGATATGACAACTCGTATGTCTGTTAAAGATAGAAGGTTGATGCCAGGAATATTTAAAGGAGTAAAACCTCCACACGGAATTAAGAAAGAAGATAGGTTAGAAACATCGCTTGGACCTATTGTTAACTCTAAAAAACTTTACATTAAAAAACACATGACTGAAATAGTAGATGAACTGTTTGAACATCCAAAACCAAAGAATGATGACTTAATGGATGCTTTATATTATGCAGACTACTTTGCAAGGGCTCCTAGTAGCACGGCTATTGAAGCAAAAAACTTTGCAGAAAACATTGAAAAGAACGTTAACATTAAAAAAAATAAGATATATAATTGGATAACTGGGTCTATTGACTGAAAGTTCTTGCCTAGGGAAACTTAAAATTTGTAAATTTGCACACGAATAATTATATCTTTTTTTCTAAGGAAACATATGGAATACGATAAAAGAGCATTGACAAACCAAGAATTGTTTGACAGATACAGAAATGATAGACAAGGCTGGGAAGTTGATGCAAGAGAAGATTTAGATTTTTATTTGGGTAATCATTTTTCTGAAAGCGAATCAAACGAACTAGCTGCAAGAAATCAGGCAGATGTTCCTATGGATAGAATATCTCCTGCAGTAGAGAGGTTAAAAAGTATGTTAACTTCAAGACCTCCTTCCTTTACAGTAGTGCCAAGAGAAGACTCTGATAGCTCTTTAGCTTATCTATGGAGAGAGATTATGGGTTTTGTTTGGCAGAACTCTGATGGAGATGCTCAAGTAAAACAAGGGATTCACGATTATTGTGTTGTGGGTTTGGGTTATTTATATACTTACATAGATTATGATGCTGATTTTGGGAAAGGAGATGTAAAGTTTTCTTACCTAGACCCATTCAGGGTTTATGTTCCAGCATCATCTAGAGATAGATTTTTTTCTGATGCGGACAATGTAATTCTATCTACGGTATTATCAGAAGACCAAGTATTAAATTTATATCCAGAATTAGGGGAAAGTATTGACCCAGAGACTGGAGAGCCAATAGACAGGCTAATTGATAGTATATCAACTTATGCTCATGATAATGATTACCCTGATGGAATAAATAAAAATTCAATGAACTCATATACCCCAGATGTTGTAAAGGGGTATACAGACGCTAACTATAAACAGTTCCAAATACTGGAAAGGTTTAGAAAGGTTAAGGTTCCATTCTATCGTCTTTACGACAATCAAAGTGGGCAAGAGTTTATTGTAGATGAAGCAGATTTTAGAGTATTCATAGAGAACAATAAAAAGATGGTTGAGGTTGGCCAGATAGACATTACTCAAGTGTTTCAAAATAGAATTAAAGTAACTGCCAGTATTGGTGAGGTAGTGCTATATGAGGCTGTTTTAAACACTGACGTTTACCCTATCGTACCTATAGCAAACGTTTGGACTCAAACTCCATATCCTCGTTCTGATGTTTCAAGGGCGAGACCAATGCAACGATTGCTAAATAAGTTATGGTCCTTGGCACTATCTCACGCACAAGCATCTGCTGGTTTAAAATTATTAGTTCCTATAGGAAGCGTTGAAAATGTTTCTCAGTTAGAAAAAGATTGGGCTAATCCAAATGCGGTTATAGAGGTTGATTCATCTCAAGGTGAACCACACTATCCAGCTCCTCAACCTTTAACTGGAGAGTTTTATAGATTAATACAGCAGTGTGAATTTTATATTAATTTTATTTTTGGTATTCCAGAAATAATGCAAGGGGTTGGAGATAAAGCTCCAGATACTGCAAGAGGAACAGAAAGATTAATTGCACTTGGGAGTGAAAGACCTAAGTCAAAATTAAGAGATATTGAATTCAGTATTAAGCGATTAGGAAAAATAATGTACAACTATGCTAAAACACATTATGACGTTCCTAAGCTTTTAAGACTTGTTCAACCAAATAATGACATTACAGAAATGATGTCACAAATATACAGTGATAAGTCAAAAGTTATATTTGATTTAAAAAAAGATAAACACAATTTAGAACAGCATGATGTTGGTATTGAGTCTGGTTCTACATTGCCAACAAGTAAATATGCTGAACTTGCTGTTTATATGGAAGCATATCAAATGGGAATTGTTGACCAGGTAGAAGTGTTAAAGAAGAACCCAGATATTTTTGATAAAGAAGGAATTTTAAGAAGGTTAAATCAAAGACAGCAAATGCAACAACAAATTGCTCAAATGGGTGAAACAATAAAGAATTTACAGGGAGACCTGCAAACGGCTACAAGAGAATCTATATCTGATAGAAAACGAACTGAAGTTGAAAAATTTAAGACTCGTTTAAATAGTATAGAATCTGACGCCAGTGCCGATAGGCGAATAAATAAAAACAAGTTAAACGACAAGGTGTTGCTAGAACTAGAGAAATTACGTGGAGAGATTAAAGTAATTGAATCAGAAATGCGTGGTTCGGCTCAAGATAAAAAGGACTAGACATCAAAGGAGATTAAATGGAAAAAGAAACATCAACAACCGATACTCAAGCTCAAGAATCTATGGATGAGGTTCAAGCTGGGTCTCAACAAGAAGGTACTTTAGAAGTGAATGAAGATATGAATTGGGAAAAAGAAGCTAAAAAGTTTCAGTCTATGTATGATAGAGCTGAATCTGATAAGAAGCATATGGACCAATACAAACCCTTAATTAACTTATTAGAGCAACGACCTGACCTTGTAGAGACTTTACGAGATAATATTGTCGGCGGTAAAGGTGAAAGCAATACAACTGAAGCACAACAGTTAACAGAAGACGAGTTCAATCCGTGGGATGCGTACAATAAACCAGGCTCACCTTCATATAATTTTAGAGTGAGGGAAGAGGAGGCTAGAATAAATAGTGCAGTTGGCAATGCTATACGAGGGCAAGAACAAAAGCAGTTTCTTAGTGAAACTATGAGTAGTTTAAAAAGCGACTATCAAATGGATGAAGGCGAAGTTAAAGAGTTTATGACTTTTGCCAGACAACCAAAAGATAGAGTTCCGTTAGAAAACTTAGTCAAGTTATTTAAAATGAATAAAGGCGAATACAAAGAGCCTGTCATTAAAAAACAAGATACAAGCAATCAAGCGAGAACAGCTGGAGTGTTACAAGGAGGAAGTGTTCCTACTAAATCTGAACAAGATAGTATGTGGGACAATATTCTTAGTGCAGCCCAAAGAGGTAGAATTGCTAAAGGAATAAAACGCTAAACAATAATACCTTAAAGGGGGAAAACAATGGCAATAACAAGCGGACAAATGAAAGCGTCAAACTTAACATCCGCAGCTACTTCCGCTGATTATGGACAGGCACCAGACCAAAGACGAATTTACAATTTTTCTGATAGGGTTGCTGAACTCGCACCAGAAGAATCACCGTTTTTCGTTTATTTGGCTAAGACAGCTAAAATGCCTACTGACGATTCTTTATTTCGTTTCTTAGAAGATAGAAGTAAAGTTGATTACACTAGTAGAGAATTTTATATTGACGGTACTGTAGGTACTGTTGCTGCAGGTAGCTCTTATACAGTTACTGTAGACGACAATGCTTCAAGTGCTGCATCTATAGACTGGCTTATCAAAGGCATGGTCTTTGCTGCTAGAACCGTAGGGGATTCTGATACTGCTGGATTTGGACAGGCTATTTTTAGAATAGAAACTGCACCAGCAGACAATGGAGCTGATACTAGCTTTACAGCTAAATGTATTAGTACTTCAGCTACAACAGGCTCAACTACACTTACAGATGGTGATAGATGTCAAGTAATCGGTAGTGCATTCGCAGAAGGGTCTGGTTCTCCAGACGTATGGTCAAGCAGTATTGATGATGATTATGGGTACACCCAAATCTTCAAAACAGCTGCTGAAATCACAAACACTGCTTATGCAACAAAGATGCGTGGATATGCAAATGAGTTTGAACGTGTATTAGCTCTTAAAATGAGAGAGCATAAAGTAGACCTAGAAAGAGCATTTCTCTTTAATCAAAAAGCAAGAACAGGCGGTATTCAATATACTGAAGGTCTTGTTGGTCACATCATTAAAAACAGTTCTTTTGTAGGTGGAAGCACCGACCTATCTTATAGTTCAGGTAAAGCCTATGCAAGAACTTGTGAAACTTCTGAGTTAACTTATGATAGACTATTAAGTGACTTAGAAGTTATCTTTGACCCAGCAAGAGGCGGAGCAAGTGAAAAACTTGTATTAGCTTCCTTGCCAGTCATCACATACTTTAACAAAATGGGCGATGGTGCATTCGTTGATGCATCAGCAGGTTCAGCTAATAACATGCCTTACAGAGTAAACATGGACAATGTTGATGGTTCTTTTGGCCATAAACTTATGGAAATTAATACTGTGCACGGTAGCATGTATCTAGTGAAACAACCTCTATTCAGAGGTCACTCATCTGGATTAATGCTTATGGCTGATATGAGTAAACTATACTACAGACCTTTAGTAGGTAATGGAGTTAATCGTGATACTCAAGTTATGACAAATGTACAAGCTGCAGATGAAGACTTGAGAAAAGACATGATTCTTACCGAAGCTGGTTTAGAAGTATGTTTACCAGAGTCACATGCTCTATACAATGTAGAGGGGGTATAAGATGGCTAGAAGTAAAGTGTTGAATGAAAGTAGTGGGCATCATAATGCTGACTACCGCCA